CATAGCAAAAAAACTAGGTGTGCCACTAAGCGAATATGCGAAGTACGTGAAGGAGTAGGCATATGAATACAAATACAAAAACAAAACTACCGTCACGCGAGTCAGAAACTAGGGCTAAAAGAGAACGTCCTAAAGTATGGACTCCACCGTCACAACTAGATGCACCACCTGCACCTAACGGATTTAAACACCGTTGGATAAGGGCCGAAGCAGTAGGACAAATGGATCAAAAAAATGTATCCGCTAGACTACGAGAAGGATGGGAATTTGTCAGAGCAGACGAATATCCAGAATTGGAATGGCCATCAATTGATTCAGGTAGATACGAAGGTGTTATAGCTGTTGGAGGTTTAATGCTAGCAAGGATCCCTAATGAGATCGTTGAACAACGAAAAGAATATTTTGCAAAACTTACGCAAGATAAAGATGACGCTGTTGCAAATGATCCAATGAAGGACCAACATCCTAGCATGCCTATCTCGAAAGAGAGAAGTTCTCGCGTAACATTTGGTGGCAAAAGAAACACTTAGTTTCTCCCACACAGTTACAAAACTTTAATACACTCAGGGTGAGTGTATTATAACAATTATGTAAGGAGATAATCATGGCTAATAATAATGCGCCATTTGGCATGAGACCAGTGGGTAGATTAGGAAGCGCTCCGATGACACAAGGTACATCAAAATACAAAATTGCTGATGGCTACGGCACTGCAATTTTTAAAGGTGATATCGTAAAGCTAGTAGCTGCAGGAACGGTACAATTAAGTGCTGTTACTGATGTTGCTAACTTAGGTGTTTTTAACGGTTGCTTCTATAATGATCCTACTACTAAAAAGCCAACGTTCTCAAATTATTACCCTGGTAGTATTACACCATCCAGCGGTGATATTGAGGCATTTGTCTATGATGATCCAAACATGCTATTCGAAATTCAAGACAATGGAACTTTAGGCCAAACTGCTATCGGCGACAACGCTGATCACGTAGCTGGCACAGGTTCTACTGTTGACGGACAATCTAGAAACACGCTTGGTTCTGCTGCTGGCGGAACTGCGCAACTTAGAATAATCCGAATTTCTGAAGATCCCGATAATGGTGATATTGCTTCTGCAAACGCTAACTTTATTGTTAAGTTTAACGAGCACCTTTACTATAATAACGGGGCAGGCGTATAAACCTAAGGAGATATTGAACAATGGTAATTTCAAGAATGCAATTGGTCAAAGAACTCGAACCAGGCTTAAACGCATTGTTTGGATTAGAGTACGACCGATACGAAAACCAGCACACAGAAATCTTTGATACAGAGAATTCTGATCGTGCTTTTGAAGAAGAAGTAATGCTTGGTGGGTTCGCTAACGCTGCTGTGAAACCTGAGGGTCAAGGGGTAACCTATGAAGACGCTCAAGAAACTTTCACGTCACGTTACACTCACGAAACTGTTGCTTTAGCTTTCTCACTAACTGAAGAAGCTGTAGAGGATAACCTCTACGACAAAATCAGCACTAGATATACAAAAGCGTTAGCAAGATCTATGGCTAACACTAAGCAAATTAAGGCAGCTGCAATATTGAACAATGCGTTCAATGCTAGTTTTGCCGGTGGTGATGGTAAGGAGCTTTGTGCTACTGACCACCCAACGCTAAGTGGAGACCAAAAGAACGAGCTTTCTACTGCAGCTGACTTAAACGAAACTTCGCTTGAGCAGATGTTAATTGATATCGCTGATATGAAAGACGAGAGAGGTTTAAAAATCGCTCTTCAAGGAATGAAAATGATTATTCCAGTTCAACTTCAGTTTGTTGCAGAAAGATTAATGAAATCTGATGGCAGAATTGGCACAGCTGATAATGACATCAACGCATTAAAAAACATGGGAATGGTTCCACAAGGTTATGTGGTAAACAACTTCCTAACTGATACTGATGCGTTCTTCATTAAAACTGATTCACCTAACGGATTAAAACATTTCGTTAGAGCGCCAATCAGAACTGCAATGGAAGGCGACTTCGATACTGGTAACGTTAGATACAAAGCTAGAGAGAGATATTCTTTTGGATTCTCTGACTGGAGAGGTATCTTCGCTTCACCAGGAGCGTAAATCTTTAAGAGTGGGCGAAATTAGTTCGCCCACTCTACCTAGTAAACAGTTACCAAGGCTGGCTAGGCAGTACAGTATAGTGACGAGGTAACGAAAGCCCTATACAGGCAAAGGAGTATAACATGGCTACACATTTTAAAGGCCCAGTACTATTCTCAAATGCAAGTGCATTTGAAAACTTAAAAATGTCTATGTGGCCCGATCAATTCACCTATATGGATGATTTTGAACAGGGTGCATTAGACGCAACACACAATTGGACTATCGTAAAAGATTCAGGTGCATCAGCAGCAATTGCAGCAGATGGCACAGGTGGTGAGGTAAATTTAACTTCAGCAGCTACTACTGATAACGATGGTGCATCAATACAAGCAAAACAAGAATCTTTTGCATTACCTACATCAGCTGGTAAAAAATTATATTTTGAATCTAGAGTAAAAATATCAGATGCTACACAAACTGACTTTTTAGTTGGTTTTACAGAAGCATTTACTACAAACCCAGAAAACGCTTTGCTATCAGCAAATGTTATTGGTTTTGTAAAAGTTGATGGTACTGCTATAGTAAAAGGAACTACTGAATCTGGTGGAACACAAACTTTAGTAGAGTTTGCTGATACTACAAAATCAACAATGGAAAATGATACTTATGTAACTTTAGGACTTGTTGCTACAAAAGGAACAAACTTAGACAAAGTTGAGTTTTACATTAACAGAAACAAAGTAGGTCAATCGACTACAAACATTCCAACAGCTAACATGAAAGTGATGGCTATGAGTGTTTCTGGTGATACCACTGGAACCAAAGTAACTACAATTGACTACATTATGGCTGCGCAAGATAGAAACGTAAGCTATAGCTAAACAAATATAACCGTGGGTGGGGAGTAATGGCCCCACCCTTGTACAAGGGGAATTAAATGGCACAATATACAAAAAAACTATTTGACGGAGACAAGAAAGCAATATTTTCATTTACTGCTAAAATAGCTGCTACAACAGCTGAAACATTTAATGTTGACGCATCTGCTTTAAATGCAAGAAATGATGGCACAGCTTGCTCTTTTATCAACATTAATAAATTATGGTGGAGTGTTAACAACACTGCAACAACCAAACCACTTTTATTAGAGTGGGCTAACAGTGGAACTAATCCAATTGCATGGTCTTGTAATTTTGCTGACGACATGGATTTCAGCACTATAGGTGGTTTGCAAAACACAAAAGCCGCTAATTACACAGGCGATGTTTTGATTAACTTTTCTTCTGTCACTAATGATGATACTGCAAGTTTAGTTGTTGAATTCACAAAAGAATATACACCTATACCGTAGAGGTTTAAATGGCTTATTCAGGCACGAGAACATTTAACCTCTCAATAGAGGAAATAATAGAAGAAGCATTTGAAAGATGTGGTCTTGAAGTGCGTAGTGGATACGATTTAAAAAGCGCAAGAAGATCTTTAAATCTTATGTTTTCTGATTGGGCAAATCGTGGTCTTAACTTATGGACCATAGATTATGCCACACAAACAATGACACCTGGTACTAATTTTTATTCTGTAAATAAAAAATTAGTAGATATTGTAGATGCTGCAATAACAACAACTGCAGGTGCTACGTCTAATTTAGAAGGCGATAGTAATACTACAGATGTAACTATTACAAAAATATCTAGAACTGAATATCTTAACTTAAGTAGAAAACAAGAAGACGGCACTAATGGCGATGCTAGACCAACTCAGTTTTGTTTAATTAATGGACAAGTAACTGTAAACGGTGGCACTAATACAGGTAGACCAGAACACAATATGACATTGTTTGTGTATCCTAGCCCTGACAAAGCATACATATTAAAATATTTTTTTATTAATAGAATTATGGATGCAGGAGCTTATACAAATGAAGCTGACGTGCCTTTTTATTTTCTTCCTTGTGTAGTTTCAGGATTAGCTTATTATATGTCAATTAAAAGAGCACCGCAGATGTCTGCGGGATTAAAAGCGGTATACGATGAAGAATTTGAGAGAACCGCTGATGCTAACCGAGAACGAGTCTCGTTTAGAGTTAAACCGGCGCAAGCATACATACCATAGGAGGTAATATGCCAAAATGTGAAACATGTGGTCATACATGTCATTGTATAGTGGATGGTTCATGCACTATTGATAGATGTGATTGTGGCAATTGTATTTGTAAAAAGGAGGACTAATGAGTAACAGAATTTACAACAAGCAAACAGCGAATTGTAGAACAGGATCTACTGCTAAAATAGGTTCTTACGGCAGAGGGCAAAACGATGCACCAAAAGCTGTAGAAGCTGGAGCAATAACTACTAAAGGTATTGCACCTGCAGCAGGTAAAGCACAAGAAATTTCTATTTCTAAAGGAAAAGTAACTGGAAAAGCTTTAGGAATGGGTGCTGCTACTAAGGGTGGCGATTATACTTGGAGTTAAATGGCTACACCTGCTTGGCAAAGAAAAGAAGGTAAAAGTAAATCCGGTGGTTTAAACGCCAAAGGAGTTGCATCTTATCGTAGAGCCAATCCTGGTTCTAAACTTAAGACTGCAGTAACAACAAAACCTTCTAAGTTAAAGAAAGGGTCTAAAGCTGCAAAACGACGTAAATCGTTTTGTGCTAGGATGGAAGGAATGAAGAAGAGAAGAACAAGTGCAAAGACAGCTAAAGATCCTAATTCAAGGATTAATAAATCTTTGCGTAAATGGAATTGTTAATGACATACGTTAAAGGAAAGTACGCTAAATTTATTTCTGATCGCAGTGGACTAGAATTTCCATATACAGAAATGGTTACGGAATGGAATGGTATGAAAGTTCATACAAGTGAGTATGAAGCTAAAGCACCACAGTTAATGCCGCATGAGCATCAACCAGATCCTATTGCTTTAAAAGATCCAAGACCTGCAAGAACAGAACCAGAAACAGAACAATTATTAAGTTTAAATCCTTTTGTGTTTACTAGTGGCAGTACCACAGTAACTGTAAGGCAACCAGGTCATGGTTTTACTACAAGTGACACTGTTAGATTAGAGATGTAGGCACACCTTTATTAGGTGCATCAGAATCTGAATTAGAAACAGCTTCTGGTTTTTCTTTATCAGCTAGCACAATAACTGATGATAATTTTACAGTAACAATTACAACAGCACCTAGTTCTACAGGCGTAGGTGGTGGAGGAATGGCTTCTGTAGGACCTGTAACGATAAGCACATGACAACATATACTGAATTAGTACAACAAATAAGAGATTACACAGAAACAGATTCTAGTGTTTTAACTGACTCTATTGTTAATGATTTTATTGAACACACAGAAAATAGAATATTAAAAGAGTTAGATTTACCTGTATTTAGATCATACCAATTTTCTAATTTTACAACAGGTAATGGATTTATAACTTTACCTGGTGGTGACGAAACTATTCCAACGCAATTTTCTGTTATAAGAAGTGTTATGATTTATCCAGCATCTGGCACTGGAGATAGAATATATTTACAACAAAAAGACGTTACTTTTATGGATGAATTTCATCCAGATAGAACGTCAACTGGAACACCAAAGTATTATTGTCAATGGGACTATAATACTATATACGTAGTACCAACACCAAGTGCTGATTTTAAAGTAGAGGTTGGTCTAATAAAATTACCAGACAGACTAAGTTCTACAAATAGTAATACTTGGTTAGGAGATAACGCACCAACACTTATGTTGTATGGTTGCCTTATCGAAGCTTTCAAGTTCTTGAAAGGTCCAGTAGAAATGCTGCAACTTTATATGCAATCGTACGAAACCGCTTTACAAGAGGTTGCTGCGCAACAAATGGGTAGGGCAAGAAGAGATGAGTGGGCAAACGGTGTTATACGTGTCCCTCGACCTTCTATTCTACCAGGTTATAGTAAACCATTAGAACCAACAGGAGGACAATAAAATGGCAATATCATCATCAACTGTAACAACCAGTTTTAAAACACAGGTTCTTACAGGAACGCATAATTTCACTGCATCATCCGGTGATACTTTTAAAATTGCATTGTACACTAATTCATCTAACTTAAGTGCTTCTACAGCTACTTACGCAGATGGTACAGCAACTAACGAGTATTCTGGAACAGGTTACACTGGTGGAGGTAATACTCTTACAAGTGTTACACCAGTAGCAGACGGAACAACTGCAGTATGTGATTTCGCAGATACGTCTTGGACTTCAGCAACAATAACAGCTCATGGAGCTTTGATCTATAATAGTTCAGAGAGTAACAAATCTGTCGTTGTGTTGAATTTCGGTGGGGATAAAACTTGCACAAACGGCACGTTTACAATTCAATTCCCTACAGCAGACGCATCTAACGCTATATTAAGATTAGCGTAGGAGTAACATGGCTCTAATATTAAATGACCGCGTAAAAGAATCTACTACGTCAACTGGTACAGGTACAATAAACCTGGACGGCGCAACTGGTGGATTTAAAAGTTTTGTAGCTGGTATAGGTACCACTAACAGAACGTATTACGCAATAGTAGGAAGAACTACTACTGAATTTGAAGTAGGGTTAGGCACCGTAACAGATGCTTCACCTGACACTTTATCTAGAGATGTAATTCTTTCAAGCTCTAATAGTGATGCTAAAGTTAGTTTTAGTGCGGGCACAAAAGATGTTTTTTGTACACTACCATCATCAAAAGAGGGTTTGCCATTCCCATCAATCCATGGTTCTTCGTCAGAGCCACAGATAATAACTGTAAAGGTAGGTAGTAAAACAAGTAATCATCCTTATCCAGCAGGAGGAAGTTCTAGTAGTAGTGCATATTTTTTAAATGGATTAGAATCACCAGCATTAAGATTTTCTGGTGCAGATTCAGGCGGAAAATATTACTACAAATTTGATATTTCAGATTCTAGTAACTCAGGGCATCCATTAAGATTTTATTTAGAACCAGATAAAACTACAGCCTATACAACTGGAGTTACAACTAGTGGTTCTGGAGGTAGTTCAGGAGATTACATACAGATTGCTGTAGATGCAAACACGCCAAACATATTGTATTATCAATGTTCATCTCATGGTTACATGGGTAATCATGCTGTAACAGTGGGTAATGATTTTAATGGTGATGTAAATTTAAGAAACAATCTTGATTTAGCAGACGCTAAAAAGATAAAACTTGGTAATTCAGATGATTTACAGATTTATCATGATGGAAGTAACAGTTTTATAGATAATTCTTCAGGAACTGGTGCTTTAGTTTTAAAACCTTCAGGATCTACTTTAATAACCAATAGTTCAGGTCAAAATATTATTAGTCAACAAACTGATGCAGCTCATTTACACTATAATGGTAGCACTAAATTGCAGACCACAAATACAGGATTAAGTACAACTGGAGCTTTGTTAATAAACAGTGAGTATACATTACCAACAGCAGACGGTTCTGCAAATCAAATTATGGAAACAGACGGTTCTGGTACATTATCGTTTGTAAATAAACCCACAGCAGGCGCTTCTGCTGGCTTTGTAATTGCAATGTCTGTCGCACTTTGATATAAGGAGAAACCATGGCACAAGATTTTGAAAGAGCTGTTGCAGCGGATGGATCAGGAGACGTAGCTATAGGTACAACTGCACGTACCATAATAACTGCAAATTCAGATGATGCTGTAATAGGTATAAGATTAGCAAACATATTAACACAAACAATTCAAGCAGATGTCTATATTACTAGCACAGCTAGTGGTGGATCAGCTGACTCTTACATTGTAAAAAATGTAAGCATCCCTCAAGGATCATCAATAGAATTGATTGACGGCGGTGCAAAAGTTGTTCTTCAAAGTGGTGACGTTTTGAAAGCAAAATCTGACACAGCTAATAGTTTAAATGTTTGGGTATCATATATTGATAGCATAAGCACGTAGGAGG